ATGGGCAGTAGGACAGAAAATTTCGTGAGGGTTGAGCAGTGGCGTGCCCTGGAGGTAAAAAACGATCCTAGGGCCGTTTACGCGGTCCCGGCTGATGCCCTGCGCTGGCTGCTGCGCAAGCGCATGCCCATCGTGTGCGGCGGCGGCCATTGCCCGCGCTGCTCTGACTACGTGTACCAGGCCTATGCCGAGGGTCGGCCCCCCATGTGGGCCGCTAGGCTGACGCACCGTAGACGTTTCGCCAGCGATGCACGCACGGAGCGCCAGGAATGAGCCAGGACGCGAAAACGGGGCAGTGGGAAGGGCAGGGCCTGGGCCAGGCCGAAATAGTCACCCCTGGGCGCGTTATGACGCTGCAACGGATGGGCCCCTTCGTGTGCGACCTGCCGGGCTGCATTTCCAGCCTGGTTGTGCCCAACATGGGCCCGCTGCATGGGCTGTACCTGCTGGGCCGCCGCCCGGCTGACCTGGTGCAGGTGTCGGTGCGGATAAATGGCCTGCTGCTGTTCGACTTCCCGGGCTACACGGACGAGGAAGGCCACTACACCAGCGGCGGCGAGATGGCCCGCGACTTGTCGGCCTACATGGGCCCGACGATGCCCCGGGGCGTGCCTATCGAGTTCCCCGCGCCTTGCATGTGGAGTCACCGCGACTTCTTCGAGGTCAGGGTGCAAGTGGCCAGAAATGCAGGGCCGGGGGTGCTGGTGGCCATTGCGAAGGTAGAGCGTCCGCCCCTATAGAAATTTCCATAGAAGCGCAACCGAACCGGGGTTTAACTCGGCTTCGTGTTGCGCCTTTTTTTTGCCTGGGCACAGTCGCTGCCCATGGACCTGCGCTCACTCATCAAGCTAGCCCCCGCCATGCTGCGGGCACCCCTCGCCAGCCTGCTGGATCGCCTGGAAGTCGCCGAGGAAAAACAGCGGCTGACTTCTGAGGCCATCGCCTACATGGCCCGGACGCTCTCCACCCAGAGCGAGCGAATCGAGATGCTCAGCGCCGAGCTGGCCGAGCTGCGCAAGTCCATGCCGCCCGCTGTTGGCAGCCATGGGTGAGCGCGCCGAGTTCTTCGCCGACGCTCAACCGTGGCCGCCCAGCAAATTCCTGTCCCTGAAGAAAGCCCCCACCATGTCCACCTTGAAAGACTCCCTGGCCGCCCTGATCGGCCTGGCCGCCGAGCTGCACGCAGTCGGCGCCGTTCGCCCTGACCATGACACCAAGTTTTCGATGCTGCGCGGCGGCCTGGATCAGGCCCTGAGCCTGGCTGACCAGGCCGAAGAAGCCGCCAGCGCTGCGCCCACGGCCGACGCGGCGGCTTTCGCTGACCTGGCCGACAAGGTGGAAGCCCTGGGCCACCAGGTGGAAACCGTGGCCCTGACCGTGGACCACACCGGCGACCAGGTGCAAAGCCTGGTTGACCTGGCCAACGCTCCGAAGGCGGGCTAACCCATGGCGACGCTGTTGGGCCGCCACAAGGTGCCTTGCTTGAGCTGCGGCTTTGAGCATGTGCATGTGAAGAACAACGAGGGGAAGCTGCCCTATCTCCACTGTCCCGAGTGCGGCCTGACGGTTCCCACGCGCAACGGGAAGCAGGCGGCCGGCGTCATGGCCGGCCTGCGCCCCGAGAAGCACACCAGCGCGCCCCAGCTCCAGGCCGGCAACCCGCCGCAACTGGAGCGCCGCGCCGATGACATCAACGTGAGCGCCACGCCCCCGGCGCCGGCCGCAGCGCCTGCCGCTGCGCCTGTCCCTGCTGCACCGCCCAAGCGTGCAGGCTGGACCACCCTTCTGGGCACCTGACCATGAAAACCACCGACAGCAACACCCCTCCAAGCGAAGTGGGTGAAATTCCGGCCGCCATCGCACAGCTGGCGGCCTCCATGGATGCGCAGCTGGGCGCCGAAGGTGCGGCCCTGCCTGGCCAGGCTCCGGCCGCACCACCGCCGCCCACGGCCGCAGATCGCGGCGCCGAACTCTCGGCCATGCTGCAGGCCGTCACCACCATGGCGGAGCCGGTGGCGCCGTACATCCCCAGGGCCTACACGCCCGAGGTGTGCGACCGCATCGGCCTGGCCATGGCTGCCGTGGCTGAAAAGCGCGGCTGGAACCTGGATCAGCTCATGAGCCCCGAGGTAATGCTGGCCTTTGTGACCGTTCCGCCCACCCTGGCCGCCGTGAAGATGGCCAAGGACTACTACGCCTGGCGCGAGGATCAGGAGCGCAAGGCGAGGGCAGCACCGGCACCCGCACCTGCCAACGACATGCAGGCCGCAGCATGAGCAGGCGCTTGATTTTCGAAGCACGGCTACAGCAGGCCTTTGTCATAGCCATTGGCTACGCCCGCTATTCGGGGCTTCTGCTGGTGCTCGGCCCTGTTCACTTGAGCCTTCGGCTGGGCTACTGATGGCGGCCGATCGCTCTGGCCAGTCGGTTGCCGTGCTGGCCATGTCGGAGATGGGGAAGGGCGTCTGGCTCAAGCAGCACCTCAAAGCCGCCAGCCCGGCCAAGCTCATCATCTGGGACATGGTGAACGAATACGGCCGCCTGGCGGCCGAGGCCAAGACCTTTGCGGCCCTGGCCGGCGTGATCCACAGCACCAGGCCGAGCTATGCCGTGCGCTACGTGCCGAAGGCCAAGACCTCGAAGAAGCTGCGCGCCGAGTTTGAGACCTTCTGCACGATTGCCTATGACGCGGTGGGTGCCTCCATCGTGGTTGAAGAGCTGGCCGATGTGACCTCGGCCAGCTGGGCGCCGCCCGCCTGGCGCCAGCTCAACACGCGAGGGCGGCACCACCAGGGCCTCACCCTGTACTGGTGCAGCCAGTCGCCGGCCTGGGTCGATAAGGCCTCCATGGGCAACGCCACGCATTTGCATGTGGGCTACCTGGGCGAGCCCGCCCATAGAAAGGCGGCCGCCGCGCACATGGCCTGCAAGCCCGAGCAGATCGACGCGCTGAAGCAGTTCGAGTTCATGGAGTATTCGAAGGCCGAGAAGCTGCTGACCTATGGAAAGGTAAAGCTCCCACGGTCAAGGCCTGACGCGAAAACCCCACGCGTTCCATAAGCCGGTTTTCCATAGAAAAAAGCCCCCGTTTCCATAAGGACCGGGGGCTTTTTCCATGGAAGCGGCCCTGCCGCGACACCCCCTTGCTAACCCGGAAAAGTGGCGTCCGTTCGCTCCACCACTTAACCCCCGCAAGGACTCGCACACATGCCCATTTCCAAGGCCCACCTGATGACTGCCGCCGTGGCTCTCGCCGCTTTCGCCGCCGTCGCTTTCTTCCAGCGCAAGGTTTATGCCGTGCCCGTGGTCGGTGACTACCTGCCGAGCTGATCGCCCCTCCAGCTGATCGCCCCGCACTCCATCACCACCAGGACAACACATGATCCCTTTGCGTCTCCCCCCGTTCAATCCCGTCGCCAACTCCACCCGCGCCACCCTCCAGGTGCAGCGCTATGACATGACGCTGGCCCGCGTCGTGCTGAAGTTCATTGGCACCAACAGCCTCACCAAAACGACCATTACCGAGATTGTGGTGAAGGTCGGCGCCCGCGTCGTGTTCGGTCCCATCAGCGCCGCCGCGCTGGACAAGATCAACAAATACAAGGGCATTTACGACCAGGCCGACAGCCTCACCATCGACCTGACCGAGCGCGATGGCTTGAGCCAGGTGGCCAAGGAAATCGGCGGCATCGATATTCCGGCGTTGGGCGGCCAGGACATCTTTATCGAGGTGATGAACAACGCCGCTTCGGGTACGCCTGCGCTGTACGCGCTGGGCTTCTTCACCGGCCTTCAGTTCAATCCGCAGACCCCGAACCCCGATGGCCAGCTGATCAAGAAAATCCTTGCCATCCAGGTTCCTACGTCTGGCGGCACCGCCGTGACCTGGACGCCCCAATTCAAGGGCGCGGCCGTGCAGCGGATCTACTTCGAATACACCGGCACCGATTGGGCGACCTCGACGGACGGCAATATCCAAACGGTCGAAGTGAAGAAGAACGGCGTTGCCGTCTGGGACCGCATCAACTGCAAGGACGCCCGCTTCTACCAGCTGGAAATGAAGAAGGTCCCGCAGAGCAAGCTGTACGTCGTCGACTTCGTGACCGACAACGTGCACAGCGCGGCCATGGCCACGGCCGACGCCCGCGCGCTGGAGTTCAACTTCGCCCTGGGCGCCGCTGACACCATCCGCGCCTATGTCGAAGTGCTCGACGTGCCCAACAACCTGTAAGGCCTGACCAACCGGCCGCCGCGTGCGGCCGGTCTTCCCTCTGACCTACAGGAGAAAGCGCACATGAGCGCACTACTCGACAGCCTGGCCGGTGGCTATACCGGCGACTCCGAGGACGATGGCGTTGGCGACAGCTCCGGCAGCTACGTGGTGCAGACCCCAGGCGGTGGCGTCGGCACCAACTACGCGGCCGGCGCGTTCCAAAGCCTGATGACGCTGGGCACCGGCTACCTGGCGCGCAGCCTGGATATCGACCTCCAGAAGCGCGCCCAGGGCGCCCAACCCATGCCGATGCTGCGCACCACGCAGAACGGCCTGGGCGGCTATGCCCAAGTGGTGAAGACACCAGGCGGCAGTGTGGCCACGCTGAATCTCAGCGCCATCACGCCGCTGCTGATGGTGGCCGCCGTGGTGTTCTTCCTGGCGCGTCGCTGACATGGCGGGCGTTCCTCAAGACCCGTTCACCTCGGCCATTGGCGGCATTGCCTCCGGCCTGGGCAAGGGCCTGGGCGATGCCATCGGCGGCGGTGGCCCGCTGCTGTCTGGCGGCGGCGCATTCGACGGCCGCAGCGGCATGGATGGCAGCGGCTGGACCGTCAGCACCGGCCGCAGCAGCGCCACCGGCAGCACGCGCAGCGGCAGCGGCAGCGGCATGGACCTGACCGGCGCACCCTCGGGTGCGCTGGGCCTGGGTGGCGTGTCTACAGCCGGCCTGGGCGGCTTCGGCATGCTGGCCATGCTGGGCCTTTTCGCCTACTTCGTGGCCAAGGGCGGCAAGCTGTGATCGCCGTTCGCCAGGCGCAAGACCTGACCCTTGCCGGCCCGCTGCTGGCCAGGGCGCTGGCTTACGACACCGGCGGCGACGGCGGCCAGCTGTCCGACCTGATCGGCGGCTGCACCGTGTTCGAGCTCGTGGACGGTGACCAGGTTGTGGGCGCCTTCGCGGCGCAGATCCACAGCTACAGCGACGGCCGCCAGATCAGCGTGACGGCGGCCGGTGGCCTGCCTGGCTATGACCTGGTGGGCGCCATGGACGCCTGGGTCTGCATGCAGGCCGCTGGCCCCATTGGCGCCCGCTACCTGACCTGCACCACGCGCCGCCGCGGCCTTATCAAACGACTCCAGCGGGCTGGCTACACCGTGGCCGGCTACGTGATGCGAAAGGAGGTGTGAATATGGGCTCTCGCTCCAGTTCCACCGCACAACAGAGCAGCAGCACCTACAACGATTCCCGCAGCGTCAACGACGCGGGCGGCGGCGTCCTGGGCAACGGCAACGCCCAGGACAACAGCCAGAACTGGGATGCCAGCCAGACATGGACCCAGACCACCACCACCACCGACAGCAGCACCAAGAACCTCCAGGACAGCAACAACCAGACCTGGAACGACAACAGCAACAAGAGCCAGAACTGGACCCAAAACACCGTTGACGGCGGCGCCATCAAGGGCATGACGGACGTTGCCCTGTCACAGGGCGCGCTGGTGGAGAAGCTGGCCAAGATCGCCCAGGCCGGCGCCGACACCGTGGCCAGCTCGGCGCTGAAGGCCCAGCAAGCGGCGATTGACGCCACCGTGAGGACCAACAGCGATGCCATGGACCTCTCGCAGAAGTCGGCGGCACAGGCGTTCAAGAGCAGCGAGCAGGCCATCGGCTTTGCCAGCGATGGCATGGACACCATGGCCAAGCTCACCGCGACCCTGATGGGCGGCGCCCAGAAGCAAGCCGACAACGCAGCCAGCACCGCACAGGCTGCCTACAGCTCGGCCGCCAGCCAGGCCAACGGCAACAAGACCTTGACCATTGCCGCGCTTGCGGCCGTGGCCGTGGTCGCTGCTGCCGTGGTCTTCCGTAAGGGATAAGCAGATGCAAATCTATACCTTTGCCGCAACCGGCCGCCAGATCGACGCGCCAGGCAACTACATACGCTATGAGCGTGAGACTGGCGGCGCCGTGGATGCGTCGGTGCGCGTGCGCGTCGATGGATCTGACTATGGCGTCTGGCTGCCTGGTGACTTCGTGCAGTTGGAGACACGCTCCAGCCGCATCGAGATTGTCCCGGTCAGCACGGCTGTGGGCGAGTTCCGCATCGGCTCTGGCTTCTTCAACTCGTCGCGCTTCCTGCTGACGGGCCAGCCCACTACCAACATCGGCAACAACAAGTCGGCGCAAGCGAATTTCACGAACACGCAAAAGACAGTCACCAACGCCAGCGCGCAGCTGCTGGCGGCCAATGCGAACCGCGAATATCTGCTGATCCAGAACAACGATGCCACCGGCTACATCGTGGTGACTTTCGGCGCAGCTGCGGCCACGCTGACCACTGGCATACGCATTGCCGCAGGCGGTTTTTGGGAATGGGACAGCTGCGCGCCCGTGGACGCTGTGCAGGCCATCGGCGTCAACGGAAGTAACAGCTCAATCATCGTTGTGGAGGGTCAGTAATGAGCGGCACGCAAAGCCTCATCGGCGGCGGCGAAGTGGCGGGCCTGGGCCTGCGCGCCTGGGGATTCGTCTACGGTGGCCAGCTGAAGAAGAGCTACAACATCGCAAGCCTTACCAACCCCACAACGGGCACATTCAACGTCACCTTGTCTGCTGCCATGGCAGACATAAATGTGCTGATTGTCGGCAAGGTTGGCCCCCAAGGCTCGCAGACCGGCTCGCTTACGTACAGCTCGCTCACCACTACGGCGGTTGTCCTGCAATCGCGGGCCGGTGGAGTAACCGCCGATGTGGACGGCTTTTGGTTCGGCATCTACGGATGACCCGCTCCCTGATCGCCCTGGCCAGCCTGGCGGGCTTTGCCGCCTGGCTCTACCTGCGCCGCTCCGACGCCGTGACCTCGGCCGAGGGCGAGGTGAGCCAGGACGACAGCAGCCCGCTGGATATCGAACTGCCAAACGTCTTCAACCAAGTAAAAGACATGATCGCACCCACCGACGAAGACCAGGCCGCAGCCAATGAGGCGGCCTTCCTGATGATGATCCGCACGGCCGAAGGCACGGCCGGGCCCAACGGCTACCGGACGCTGTTCGGTGGCCAGCTGTTCAACGACTACAGCGACCACCCGCGCCAGGCAAAGCGCTACGGCCAGCTGTGGACCAGCGCGGCCGGCGCCTACCAGCTGATGGCCATCAGCGCCATTCCTGGCGGTGGCCAGACCTCGGTGAACACCTGGGATGTGCTCAAGCGCCGCCTGGGCCTGGCCGACTTCTCGCCCGAGTCGCAGGACGCCGCCGCGCTGGAACTCATCAACGAGAAGGGCGCCCTTGGTGATGTGCGCGCCGGTCGCTTTGACCAGGCTGTCTACAAGGTTCGCAAAATCTGGGCATCGCTGCCAGGCGCCGGCTATGGCCAGGGCGAGCGCTCGCCCGACTTCGTGCGCACCGCTTACCTCAACGCTGGGGGCACGCTGGCATGAGCAACAGTTCCGCAATCCTGATCGCCGCCGCCGTGGTGGGCTTGGGCGGCCTGGGCCTCTACATGTGGCGCCGCAACTCCGCGCCCGGCACCACGCCGCGCAACGATGCCGCAGGCCCGCGCCTGCCATCCATGCCCGCAATGCCGCGCCTGCCATCCATGCCCGCAATGCCGCGCATGCCTTCCATGCCCAGCATGCCCAACATGGGCAGCGGCGCAGCACCCAATGCGCCGCAGCTCAGCGTGGGCGGCCCTAACGGCTGGTTCTGACCATGGCCAAGCTCGCACTCAACGCAACGGGCGTTCTTGCCCTGGCCGGCGTCGTCGTCGGTGGCTTCGTGCTGTGGAAGGCGGCCAGCGTGGGCAAAGGCCTGTTGACTGGTGACAACGCCTTGACCCGCAACGCCACCGACAGCGACGGGAAGCCCGTCACGGCTTACCAAAACGTGCCGGTGCTGGGCACCCTTGGCGCGGCCACAAACGCAGCGTCTGGCGGCTACCTGGCCACGTTTGGCAGCTGGCTTGGCCGCACCGCCTACGACCTCACGCACCCCGAGGCCGCCGGCGACCAGGCCGACGCACCAAAGGCCAGCTATGACGAAACCGCACGCCTGGCGGCCCGCTATCCCGCCACCAGCTCCCCAGATTCCATCTTTGCCGGCAGCACCTGGAGCGACCAGGCCGGCTTAGGTGGAACCCCCTTCGAATACCTCGTCCCTGCAACCCCTGGAAATTGACCCATGCAACACCTGACCCTTCGACAACTCACCGCACAGCTCATGCTGTTTTTCGTGGCCCTGTTCCTGGCTCTCGGCTCCATCGCCGTGATGCTCGGCGCAGGCCACAGCAAGGCCCAAACCATCCAGCTCGACAAGGTGGCGCATGCCTCCGTATCGGTCGCGCTGGGCAGCTCGGCGCGCATGCTCGTCGCAGATCCGGTCAAGGCCTGGGGCCTGGCCATGGTCCCCGGCCTGGCCAAAGAGGTATTCGACGCCCGCAAGGGCGGTTCCGGCTTCAGCTGGGGCGACCTGGCGGCCGACGCCGTGGGCGCGTACATCGGCGTGCAGCTCGCCGGCCTATCCATTTCCCGCAACCGTGTCTCCTACACCCGGAGCTTCTGACCATGACCAAGACCCTGCAATTTCTCCTGGCCCGTCTGCGCGAGCCCTCGACCCTGGCCGGCGTCAGCGTGCTGGCCACGCTGGCGGGTTTGCCGCCCGGCACCGTTGACCTGGCCGCCCAAGTGGTTGCCGGCGTCGCCGGCCTGGTGGCCATCGTGAAGCCCGAGAAGGCGGCCAATGACGCTCATTGAGATTCTGAACAGCGCGGCGCTTGTCGCCGTGGTGGGCCTGGGCTTCCGCACCGAGGCCCGCCTGACCCGACTCGAGACCCTCATCACCATTCTGAAAGGCACCAGCCATGGCTAAGAAGAAACGCACCCCGCCCCGCAAGGCCAATGGCCAGTTCAAGAAGCGCAAGAAATGAAGCTGCCGCCCCTCGCACTCAACATCGGCCGCGAGGCCCTTGTGGTGCTGGGCGGCGCGCTGCTGGCCGCCCTGGTGCTGCGCCAGCTGCCGAGCGTCAAGCGCTACATCAAGGATTCCTGGGCCTGACCAGGGGAGGGGGCATAATGCCCCCGCTGTCCACGCACCATGCAGACCACCAGCCGGCACGCCGGCCAGGTCGCATAAGGGCGCGGCGATGCTCTTTCAAAAACCTGAACCCCTGACCCAGCTGAAGCGATGCCACCATCCCGGTGACGGCGCTTCGGCTTTTGCCGTGAGCGCGTCGAATGTGCCCGTGCGCTTGGCCTGGCGGATCTTCTCGACCACTGACCAGGCTTCGATGTAGTGGGCGGCCCGCTTTGTGCCTGGTTGAATGCCAGGCACAGAGATAAGCCAGGCGTCGACATCCTGGTGCGTTACTGGAATCTCTCCGAAGAGGTCGGTTATGTACGGCCGCATCAACAAAAAAGCCCCGCAGTATGCGAGGCTTCGAGGGTGGAGAAGAAAACAGTTAGGCGGCCTGGCGGTAATTCTCCGCGTTAGCTGCCTTACGCCTGGTTGACATAATACACATTGTCGAACTATCGGCCTCCCGCCTTTGGGGGATGCTGCTGCGGTTCGCCTCAAGTTTCGGCCTAGGGTTTCCGACCCTCAAGGCATGCTAAACCGCCTGCCGAAAAACCCGGGAAACCTTGCCCAACTGATGGCCGACCTGGGCCATCCATCGTGCGCCCAAATCGCCAAAGCGTTGGGCGTCAGCGTGCGAACCGTTGAGCGCTGGAGACGCGGAAAGACCCCACGCGTTGCTCTGCTTTCCCTGTGGTGGCTGTCTCGTGAAGGCCACAGCGCTTGGGATTGCGAGATGGCAAACCGGACCGCGCTGGCCCTGATGACGAACAAAGCCCTTTGGGACGAACGTCGAAAGCAGTCTAGAGACCGCGATCACCAGCCGGTTTTCAGAACCATACGACCCGCGAACGCTGAGCGGTGGACGGCCTAGGCCTGGTTTCCGTGGCCGTGGCCAACTCCCCAGGGCTCCCGCCCCGGACCCCGCTGGATCGGTCAGCGGTAACCGCGCAACACGAAGATCAGCCCAAGCATGGGGCCGACGACAAGCAGCGACAAAAAGAACAGCTTCCACCAGCCCCGGCGCTTTTGCACGACAGCGGCCACGACCTGCGGCGCGGGCTTAGGTGGCGTGGCGACGCCAAGAACCCTTTGTAGAAATCGCTCCTGGTACCAATCCCGATCCATCACGCCCATAGCTTCACCCGGCCCTGTAGTCAGCGAATTATGCGCGATGCCGGCGCGTCTCTCGCGCCGCTACGCGACCCGACCGCCGCCCCGGCTACTTGAGGATATGCGAGCGAGGATCCCCGCCGAAGCTGACGGCCTGTGCTGGCTGCGGCTCGGGCGCTTTCTCAATGGGCTTGGAAGACTCGACGCCCTTCTCCATGTTGAGCGCGACCAGACCGCCGAAACCACGCGACGAGAGCTGACAGGCGTCCCATTCAACAATCACCGGGAAGCCGTCAGAACCCAGGCAGGTGCAGCGATCTCGGTACGCGATACAGCCGACCACCTTGGGGGCCGACGCTGCGGCCTGAGGGGCTATAGGCTCACCGAGCGCGGCAGGCGGTGCAACGGCGGCAGCAACTGGCGCATGATGAACCACGGCAGGCACTGCAGGAACCGATGCGGCCTTCGCCGGCTCCAACCTCGACGAAATCGAAGAATAGGCCCGAGCACCAAGCCCGAGCAAAGCAGCCAGCGCCACGCCCAACAAGATCAACGACCGCGGCACCGAACGAATCGGCTTGATATGGAGGCTCGCGCTCTTGTACTTGCCGAACACCCGCTTAGGCAGCGAGTAGCGCTTCTTGATGGGCGCGCTGCGGAACGTCTCCGGGTTCGTGGCCTCGGGCCACTCGTACCACCAGCGCCCAAGCATGCCCACGTCCCGCAAGTGAATATGCCGCCCCACGAGGCGACGCACATTCTGATGCAAAAGGTTTGGGTGCTGGGTGATCAGAAAGAAGTCCAAGCCGCGATGGCGGTGCGTTTCGAACGCTTCGATTTCCGCCGACACCTTGGCACCAGCACCAGCAGGACGCCAAACGCGCTGCACCTCGTCAATCACGACAGCCGCGCCATCCTCCACCAACTCCGGCCAGCGCTTGGGCTCATCAAGCGGCACATACGGCAATTGCAACTCCGGAATTCCATCGCAATACACCGCCCTAACCTGCTCAACCTCGACGCCATCGACATGCACAACTTTGGGCTTGGTGACCTCTAGCAACAAATCGACCAGCGCGGCGGTCTTGCCCGATCCTGGCATACCCGTTATGAGCGTAATCACAGCAACCTCAGTTGCTTCAGCGGCAGCAGCGACAGCCGCCCGATCATGGCTCCAGCGATCAGCGACAAGCCGGTATTGACCCCGGAGAGCGCCACATACGCAGCCACATCAGCAGGCATGCCAGCCCACGCCGCTTTGGCCTGCCCAAGGAGCATATTCACGCCGGCCTCGAAGCCGACAAACGACACCACCGAAATACCCAAGGCGACGAGCACCTGGCGCGCAATCGGGCCAGACAGAGATAGCAGCCAAGTACCAAGACCCGCACCCATTTAGTTCCCCTTGAAAGCGCCCATGAAGATCAGCGCCGCCGCGATCCCAAAAGCGCCAATCACTGCAAACCGGATGCCGCCCAGGAACTGACAAAACAGCGTGTTATCAACGACCACCGGCATGCCTTGAACCGTGGTGCTAACAGGAGCTGGACAAGAGCCACCATCAGCGCCCCAGCCACCATCCGGGGTCACGACGACCTGCACATCCTTGGTGGGCTTTTCCGGCCCATCCGGCGTGTCGGGCTCCTGGCAACTCACCGTCTCGGGATGCAGCTCACACTCGGACTTAGGCTCGACCGGCGTCTCGTCCTTCGTCTCGCTGGACCCGTCCGGGTTCGTGATGTTCGTGGTCGTGGTCCAACTAAAGGAGTTGGTGTTGTAAGTGACGTTGTACGTCGTCTGCGTCGTCGTGGTCGCCGAAGTCCCGGTCGGGCTTGTCGTGGTCTTCGTGGTCGGGGCCTCCTGCACCTTTGCAGGCCCTTCAAGCTTCTGCGACTGCTTAGCCGGCTCAAGATTAACCTTGCTTTTGATCGCCTCTTCAACAAGCGATTTCAAGTCATCGCCGGTCTTGATCTGACGGGCCACGCGATCAACGGTTTCAGCTTCCGGACGGGCGCTATAACGACCGACCGGGCACTTGCCATCGGCATCAGGCGGGCCGCCTTTCTGCGTATATGCCGGATCCTCAAAATCAATCACTGCTGGACACCGCAAAACCGAATCAACAGACGCGGTCATCGTCTCAGCGAAACCAGCCGCCCCGCAACCGCTCGACGTCGAACAAGGCGTTATCCAAAGCTGCATGTTTGTTCGCAGCTCAAAAATTTTCCAATCACACTCACCATTCTGATAACAAGTGCGAGCGCCAGGCGCTCCACTGTTCCAAATATCGACCTGTTTAGAACAAGCCTCAAACGCACTCCCACCCACACCCACAGCGGTCCCAGGGTATCGACTGTTAGAACACTTAAAAGCCTGTTCAAGATGCTGCTCCTGGCGATCATCACAGACCAGGGAACCGGTCGTTGCCTTGCACCACGCCGCACCCACCGCAACAGCCGCCAAGCCACCAATCACCAATCCACCGCCAGCGCGAGCTACAGCCGTCACGACACCGCGAGCGCCCAACCCTCGCACAACGTCAATCGGTATCGACTTTGTGCCAATCTTTCCCGTCGTGCGGTCAACGATATCCAAACTGTCCTTGGTGATGTTGCGCATCATCCGTTCGAAGCCAGGATCGAGCCCGCCCATAGGCGGTGGCGTGACCGTGCCGCCGCTACCGTTGTAGCTGATTTGCGCCGGCGCAAATGCTGAGAAGCTGATCAGCACAACAAGAAGCAGGACGCGCAACCAAACGGTAAGCATCATTGATCCTTCACGAGCAGCCAGCCGAGAACCAGCAAGCCAATAAACACGAGCCACGCGTAAGGCTCCACGTGCATGACACCCATCACACAGCCCTCCGCAGCCACTTCACGAAATAGACCAAGAGCCACGCCCCGACGACAAGCCAGGACACCTCCAAAGCCTCAGCCGAGCTAATAACCTCGCAGCTGGGCGGCGAATAGCCAGAATGAAGCCAAGTTGAAGGGTCATTCCAATCATTGCCCGTGCACTGGCCAGGATCACCGGCAAGCACGCGCCGCTGCCACGCATAGCCGTCGATGTAATCGCCAGCCAGTTGAAACTCATAGACGCACGCGCCTTGGCTTACTACCTTGGTCCCGTGCGCCGCGATGAAATCGAGGGCCGCAGCTTCAGCGCCGGGGCCCCCGTCCACACCTTCAGGCGACGGGTAACAGGTGCCAGAGGCGCCCATGTACCCGGTTGCCATTTACAGGCCCTTGCGGATGAACTTCACCGCCGCGATGGCAATCACAGCCACCAGGACAGCCGTCGCGATCGTCAGACCATCGGCCTTCATATCGGCGACGGCCGTGGTCACATCAGCAGGCACGGCGGCCTGAGCACGAGCGGCCAGCAAAGCCATGGGAGCGAGAACCAGAGAAAAACGCTTGTTCATGACGAACCTTTCAGACAGTGCGGATTGAAGGAAGCCCGCGAGGTGCACCACGCCCCGCTAGCAGGAAATCACTGGAGCCAGTTGAACGGGCCGGAAGCGTCGATCGCCCGATCATGGGTGAGAACTCGTTGAAGGGCATACACACCACCGACCGAGACCCGCCTGAACTCCGAGGCATAGTGCGCACCGCCAGGGCTAAGCCAGCCGCCGCCCTCGCATCGCTTCCAGTCATCGGAAATCGCAGAATTGCCCTGCACAAACGAAGGCAGACCAAGCCAGCGACGAGCACGGCGGATAGAGTGATCCAGGCCGCCGATACCGTAGATGCGTGAGCCATCGGGAAAGCTCCCAAAGGTTTTGCTCGTGTCCTTGCTAAGGTACTTGAGCAGGTAGGGGACCGCCGCCCTGGCCCGCTCGGTGCGGGTCATGCCGTGCGGCCACCAGCCGCAGGCGTCAGGGCGAGGGATACGAACGCCACGAGGCACCCACAGCGCCACGTGGTAGTGAATGACACCGCGCTTTTGCAGCTCGGCCACCCACACATAACGGCACGCATGCCCGCGCCGCGCCATCCACTGACGCAGGCGCTTCAAGAACTCGCTGATATGCCGCGCCTTCCAGTCGGCATTACTGCCGGCATAGGTCAGCGTGATCATGAGGCACTCGTCGGACCGGTGCCCACGCTCGGAGACAGCATGACCGCGCGCCGCAAAGCCGACGTTCATCCGCAGCTTGGCCAGACGCCGCCGCCCTGCTTCGGCCTCGAAGGCGCATATCTGCGCCCGGAGCTGTGCACGCTCGCCGCGCGTGATCGCTTCGGACAGCGCAGCGGACACTGAAAACCGCTGCGTGTCACTTGTTGGAACTGAGACAAGCCCCGCGCCTGCGGCGCTGGCCGAGTGGCGACCGGTGGTCGTCGCATAGCCGTACTGGTGCCAGTGATCGTCGGACAGCTCCCGCGCCGACAGCTCCCAGGCTGCGGCGTGGCGCTCAGCACCACGACCCAGCATGTTGCAATCATGGAGGTTCAGCTCGGCATGGCGAACCGCTTCAGCTTGGAGGCTCATGCCTTCACCCTCGCGTGAGCAAACCAGCCGATACACACGCCCAGACCGAACAACGCCGCACCAACCGGCACGAACACATCCACAACGAAGCGAGCGAAGCCGTACAGCTCCTGCGCGGTAATTGGCATGCTCACAGCGAGAACCCCCCGACAGGCATCCCGCCGAGGCCCTGCAGCTCGACGTCCACCGAGGGAGCGCCGAACGCGTCAGACGCGACCGACAGGGAGAGGCTGACGACTTCGGAATCGTCAGCAGACGCACGCGCCAGGACGGCGAGCGCGGCCATGCGCAGAACCGCCAGCTCGGCGGCATGCTGCGCAGTCACGAAATCGTGAACGCCGGCCATGGGTGCACCCCTCAGCCAGCAGCCGTAGCGCGCTTCAGGGGAGCCAACCGCGCCGAAACGGCCAAGCGGCCATCACGGTCGATGTAAAGGCTGGAGGGGTGCAGCTGGTAGTCGCCCACGGGGTAGGCGGGTTGATCGCTATCGAGCATCAGCTCGAACTTTTCGGGGTACGGCGGGGGGTTGCCATCCTTGTCCACCGTATGGGCATAGCCCGACTGCATGCGCAGGTGGTAGGGCTTGCCGGTGGTCTTGCTGTTGCCCTTAAACTCGCGAACGGTTGTCTGGGCGATAGTGACTTTGATCATGTTGGCTCCGATTAGTCACTACACAGAAACTTGTGTAGCGCGCCGGAGCTTAGTCACGTGGGAAAAAAGATGCACACCTTCCAAGAGGCGATTGACAAGGCGTCAAAAATCTGCGGGTCGCAAAAGCAACTAGCGGAACGCCTAGGACTTGCGCCGCAATCAATTACAGACGCAAAGGCAGGACGCCGCCCACTGCCAAAAGAGAAGCTCGCGGTTTTGGCCTGCCTGGTCGACATGGACCCGGCCCAACTTTGGGAGCTTCAAGAGGTCGCCAACCTTCCCAGGCGGAACCCCTTCCTACAAGCTGCAAGCGCGGTGCTTTCGGCTTTTCTCTGCGTCGTTTTGTCGGTGGCCGGAAACGACGCGAACGCCCTAGCCATCGGCGCTAACTCGAAAACTCAGCTGAACGCCGCAATACACATTGTCGAACTAATCGACCTGCTTGGTACGCCACCGAACGGACGTCGACCCGGCCATGCCCTATGTTGAGCTTGTTCGTTTCAGCTTCACTACTACCGAGGTTCCATCATGATCAATCGTTACCGTACTCAGATCAGCCTGTGCTCATTGATTCTTCTGCTCGGCCTGAGTGCCTGCGCGGGCATGTCTCACCGTGATCGCAATGTGGCCGTGGGGGCCGGCGTCGGTGCCGTGGGTGGCGCGGTGCTGACCGGCGGCAGCACGGTGGGGACCGTGGGCGGCGCCGTCATCGGTGGCGTGATTGCCAATGAACTGGAGAAGGACAAGAAGCGTTGATGCAGCGGCCGGAGCCGACTTTGTCACACGACGCCTACTTTCACCCCGACACCGAGGCCGTGCGCTTCTGGGTCAGTCATGGGAATGCGCTGGTGGGTGCCAGCATCAGCCGGCGCACCCTGCATTACCGGTTTCGCCCCGAGGCCGTCGATGACGATGCGCTGGAAACCTACCAGCGCTTTGCCGAGACCATCAATGCTGCGGTATTGCGCCGCGTTGCCGAAGGTGCGCTCGAACCGGTGATGTTGCGCGAGTTCGATCTGCGCGTGCAGGACGCGCGATAG